ATCTCCCATATGAATAATAGTATCAATCCCATGCTGTTCCAGTGTTGGGAAAAAAACATTATTATAGAATTGCTCAAAATAATCTTGAAATAATCTTGAAGACTTTCTGGCGGACCAGTGAGTGTCCGTAATCAAACAAACTTTCAAAGTTTTTCTCCATTACTACACTTTAAATATAACACAGCAGACTCTAAAAAGTCAAGATTATCAAAAAACATTCCCAGACCAATATTACAATTCTTACATAATAACCCTCTCACTTTACCAGTTTGATGATTGTGATCTACTGCTAAATCCTTCCCAGTTGGACAAATTTGATTGCATATTTTACATTTATTATTTTGACTTTCCGATAAAGTTATATAATCTTCTAGTGTAATATTATAAACTCGTTTTAAATAAGAGTTCTTAACATCGGGTTTGTTATTTTTATAATATTCTCTACATTTAAGTTTAGATTCATCATTTTTATATTGCTCTTGATATTTTTCTGGATTTTGTTCTCTCCATCTATCTAATCTTTTTTTTGTTTTCTCCTTTGTCCTATAAGGTTTCATTAATTCTTCATTATTAAGTTTTTCTAAACCAGATTTTATGGCGCAGGGAGCACAAGAATTATTAGAAACATATCTTTCATAAGAACAACATTTTTTGCATGAAGTTTCACTAATATACTTTTTTTCTCCGTTTTCTATTGCTTTAAGTCTATTTACTCTTGATTGTGAATACTGATTAGGCATAATGCTCCATAATGTTTCCATTATTTATACACTGTGGTGCATAATCAAGAATTCATTTTTATATGAACGTTTTCCTTAATTGAATTATAGGTGGAATAATTGTCACCGTCAATATGATTATCATCCGTAAATACCTCATCAAATCCAGTTCTTTCAAGAATCTTATTTTTGATTTCTAATTGTCTTTTTTCTTTTCCAATTCTACGAATAAATGCAAAGTGAATAATTTGAGTAAAATAAGCAAAAGGGTTTTGGGATTTTTCGGGATTAAAATTGTGTAAATATTGAATACAATTTTCTATACCATCAGAAATCATATCATCCTTAAACATATAATTTACAAAATTAGGTTTAAATGATAAGTGAGTAGCAATCTTAAGAATACATTCTCCAATATAATTTGGTATTGGTGGTTTGTTTGGACTAGTCCATTTTTTCAATTGTTCATCAGTAATATCAGGTACTTCTTTTTCTGCTACTTCTCGTACCTTTCTTCTATACTCAATAAGTGCCGCCAAAAATTCTTTATTATTTACATAATGAACTGATTTTTTTCTTTTGGTCATTACTGCTGTTGAAATCATAAGAAGTTCTAATTTATTATGTAAATATTATAACACTTAAGTATTGAAATAGCAACCACTTGACACACCTATAGAAATGTGGGTATAATAGGCTTGTTGGTTTTGAGAGTCAGGTAAATCTTCTATATTAATAAAGACAGTTATATTATAGAACATGTTTCCGAAGGAAACTATCACGAAGTGATATCTATGAGTTCTTAAATATTTTTTCTAATAATTCTTTAGCATCATTTACATTTGCTAAGTATCCCATTTTCCTTGATATATTAGGTCTTTGATTCTTTATATCTTCAATTCTCTGCACAAAAGATTGATGTAACATAATCATTTCAATGTCACTTGTTTCACTCATAGTAACTATATCATCCATTTTTATTGCAAACATATCTTCTGTTGTAGTTTTCATCCATGGTTCCACTTTATATCCCATGGATCCATTACGTCCTGACATATGTGTAACTATCATGGGATTAGTAATAATCAAAGTAATCTTATGCTCCTCATCGCAAGGAAGAACACGAGCAAATATTTCCTCTCCACTTTTTAATTTTATTGATGCATAAAAATCTTCTTCCATATTATTCTTTTAGATTGATTGTTATTATTTCGTAATTAAAATCTTCTTCAGTATAAATCTTAACTCTTTCTATAAAGTGATTTAATGTATAATTTTTTCTTGAATTATAAGTACAATCGTCAGAAATATCATAAAGAGTTGCTTTATCTTTATTATTTCCTTTTCTTAAAACTCTACCAATTGACTGTAAATTGCGAATTCTTGACTTGCTAGGAGAAGCAAAAATTACATTATGTAAATTTTTAATTGAAATTCCTGTACTAAACACACCATAAGAAGCAACAATTATTGCGTTGTTCTCTCTTTCAGTAATCTCTCTTACCTGCTCTCTTTCCTGAACGTCAACTCCACCGTGAACAAAAAATACTTTACGATTATCATCACTACCATTATTTATGAGTTCATATAATGGTAGTCCATGTGTTTCTACTCGTGAAAATAAAATTAGGGTATTCCCTTTAAGATCAAGAGCAAGATTTTTGATAAAATTATTTCTTTTCTCATTCGTAATAAGAAATTGAATTTCATCCTCATACTTATCAAATTTTTGTGGGTTATGTTTTAAAACCAAGCAGTGAATATCTAACTGTGACGCTCTTCCCTTTTCGATTAGTTCTTTAGTTCCTACTGCCTTATATGATGGACCAAATAATCCAGATATAACCCACTCGTGAGTTTGTGAGTCTTTTCCTCCATTAGAAAGTGTTCCAGTAAATCCAAAACGATACTTTGCATTATGAGACTTCTTCATAATGTCAATAAGACTTTTACTTTTACATCCGTGACACTCATCAACAATTACGCAATCATAATCTTCAAAAAAAGATTTATCTAACTTATGAATACTTTGCCAAGTACTGCAAGTTACTGGCATATTATTATGTTTTTCTTGACCAGAATAAATCATATGACAATGATTCTCTGGATCCCACCCATACTCAGACCAATCTTTAAACATTTGATGAATCAAAGATGTTGTGGGAAATACAACTAATATTTTAAATCCTTTTGTTGCATAATATCTTACAATTGAATAAATCATATAAGATTTACCCGAAGATGTTGCTGAAATAATTGTTTTTCTATTATATCTCAGACATTCATAAACAGCATTCACCTGATAATCATAAGGTGAAAGATTAGAAATATAACTCATATAACCAGACACTCCCTCTGGCGTTATTTCGTCATTTACTTCAAACGGAAGACCATAGTATTTGTTGTCACGAAACTCATAAGTGTATCCGTGATTTTTAATTTTTGCTACAATCTTATCTAAAAGTCCAGTATATATTTCTCCTGTAGCAGTACTTAGCAGTTTTATTTCTCCATCCCACCGCTTTCCTCTATACTGTGGCATAAACTTTGCCGATTCCACAGTAAAACTAAAATATGGTGCTAATTCATATAAAATATGAGGATCGCATTCTAACTTTATGAAAACCTCATTCTTCTTAGATATAACTACGTCACTCATAGAATAATTAATTTATATGACTATTTATTACTTCATCCTAACCCACTTGCAAATTTTTGAAAATCAATTGCATTTTTTATTTGGTAATTTCTATTATGAATCATCTTTAAAATATCCTGCAGATAATTTAAAAGTACATCATAATATTCTACTTTTAAAGATGATTGAGAAAGACTTTCGTCCGCATCCATATATTTTTGAAGAGTATCTTTATCTCTTATTTTTTTAGGAAATGGATTTTCTACATAAACATCAGGATCTGCTTTTCCTGTGTAGTACTCATATTTTTGATGTCTTATATTTCTTTTCTGTTGTTCTGCTTTCTTTTTAAGAAGCAATATATTATTAAACATATCGTGATACTTTGCATGAAGTAAAGGAGTATTCAAAGATTCTGTATGCAAATTATCTGGATCTATTATTGAATCTTTTTCCCACATTCCTTGTATTTTTTCAAGATCAATCATAATTTATTTTGTTGGATTTAATGGATTTCCTGTTCTATCTACTATATTATACATCATATATTTAAATGATACGTCCGCAGTAAAATATTCTTCGTCCGCACTTGTAGCATCAAACTGTAAAGTGCTCAATTGATATGGAAACATTGAACTAAATTTAATATTAAAATTGAAATTTTTATTACTGTTTAGAACGAGTAAAGTACCATCAGAGTATAGATTCAGCTGAGAATTGTATGGTTGCTCAAATTGCTCATTTGTGTTTTGCCAATCATATATTTCTTTAAGTGATTCTGGGAATCCAAGACCCCTCATCCAATTTTGAATTTCCATATAATTTTCTAGATTTTCATCTACAAGAAATCGTAGAGTAAAATCTTCAAATTCCATTTTATCTCCAGGAACTGGAATGTCATTTAAATAATTTGGTTGCGTTACTACTCCTAAAGTAATTGATGGTATATTAGCAGTATTTGAAAAAAAAGCAATTTTAGGTGCTCTATTGAGAGTGAATTTAAATCCTACTGAGGATAAAAAATTTCTATTTTCTATTTGACCTTTAAACATTATTTTTTAACTATTTAGTTCTTAATTTTTTAAAAAATTTACAATAAAAAAAGAGACCCTTTCGGGTCTCTTGAAATCTTGTGAGATGAGACTCACATAAGATTTTTGACAAGTACACGACGGTAGTAAGTATTGCTACTTGCAGTAATTCTACCGAGACCTTTGTCAGAACCTTCCGCGAATGGATTAGCAACAAGACCATAACGAGTCTTAAATCCAATTTTTGGTTGGAAACTATTCTCACCAACGGCGCGAACCATTTGTAAAGGAACATAAGGACAATAGAATAGTCCGGCGTCATAAGGTGAAGAACCCTTATAACCAACAACATAATATTGGTTGGAACTTACGTTCGCAGCATAAGGATCAATGTAAACGCGGAACTTGCCAAGTAGAATACCAGCAAAGGTGTTACCAGTGTCATCTACGTTGAGGTTTGCATTTAGAGCGGGGGTGTAATCAAGTACACCAGCCATGCTTAGAGCAGAAGCAACGTCAGCAGAACACATAATAACATTACCCTTTCCTCTACGAGTTTGTTGGGCGATAGCGTTAGCATCACGCTCAATCTGGAAGAGTAGACCCTTGAACTTCTCAACGCTCCAACGACCGTTTGAGTCAACGTCAAGGTCAAATACGCCAGCAGTTGCTACGTTTGCTTGAGCACCAGGCTTAGCAACCTTGTAGATGGTACGAATTACTTCTCTATTGATTTCTGCGAGGATTTCAGTAGAAAGGATATTCGCAAGTTCCGCCTCAGCGTTTAGACCGTGAATTGCCTTGAGGTCTTGAGCGAGTTCGAGTGAATACTCGGCCTTTAGTGCTCTTGACTTTGCTTCAACTAGAACTTTCTCAATAGAGAAGTTCATTTCGTTGAACTGAGGACCACCATCCTGACCTAGTGCTTCAGAATTCGCAGTCTGCATACCCTGACCAGTGGTGTATGCGAGACTACCATCTGGGTTTAGAAGACCGGGATTAGTACCGCTTTGTGAAGTAGTAGTACCGAAACCTGTAGTAGAACCACCACCAACTTCGCCGGTATAGTTACCTTGAGTTGCAGTACCGTTACTGTTCTGAGCAGAGAAAGCGGTATTTACTTCGTTGTAGAAGGTCTCATCACCACTGGTACGGTTAGTTCCGTAACGTGAACGCATAGCAAAGATAAGACCAGTAGGTCCGGTCATTGGTTGAACGCCAGCAAGGTCATAAGCGACCAAGTTAGGCATTGAGCGTCTAATTAGTGAAATTAAGACTGGATCAAAACCTGCAACAGGTCCACCTTCAGTGGATCCACCACTGAAACCACCGGTTCCAGCAGACATAGTTGGAGATTCGGTAAGGAACTCTCCGTGTGAGAAAGAATTTTGCTCTCTTAAAAATTTTTCTTGGTTCTCTAGCAAGACAGCGGTTACAGCCTTTCTGTGTGAATCTTTGATTGGATCAAGACCCTCATAGTTCAGAAGTGGTGCCCACTTTTCTTGCAATCTTTCTGATTGAAACATTGCCTTTTACCTCTGTAAAAAATTGAAATTGTTTTGTTTGATTAAATATTAAATTTAGCGTTTTGCAACTGCTGAAAGAGTTCTCAAGTAAGTATTCATTGTATCTGAGTGAAACTCAGTTGCAACGTCTACTCCTTCAGATAATGTTTCAGTTGTTGCTGATGGAGCAACTACTCTTGAAGGAAAATATGATTCCTTCAAAGTCTCCAGTTTTCCGCGATATTCTGTCTCACTCTCAAACTCTACACTTTCGGAAAGTGAAGCGAGCTTTTCCTTCTGTGTGGCCGCAAGACCTTCAGAAATTTCATCAAAGATTCTGTCAGCAACCGACTCTGAGAGGCGCTTGTTGAGTTGAATATTTTTTTCAATTTGCTCGTTGAGTTTAGTCTCCATATCATCAAGTTTTCCTACCATATTCTCAAATACATCATATTTTTCTTCAGGGATTTCTACATAATGTTCTTCAAAAAGTTGCTTGAGACCACCAAGGAATGACTCAGTGAGTTCTTCCTTGAGACCTGTTTCAATAGCAAGAGTGTTTTCGTCTACCCACTCTTCAGCAACATACTCTAGATAAGCGTCTAAACGCTCTTCTAATTCTTCTTTAATTACTTGAACTTCTTCTACGAGTTTATCTTCGTATTGAACTTCAAGTGACTCACGGATTTCATTAACTTTTGAACGAAGAGCCGATTCAAAAATAATTCTTGCTTTTTCTTGAAACTCTTCTGAGAGATCTTCGCCATGAAGTAGAGCATTGACATCTTCTTCAATGTCAAACTCTTCTTTCATTTCATCTTCGTCATCTTCCTCTTCTTTATCCTCATCATCCACATCATCTTTCTTAGACTTTTTCTTACCCTTATCTTCCGTCTCCTCGTCTTCCTCGGAGATTAGATCTTCATCTTCGGAATCTTCTTCTGAAATAAGATCTTCATCATCAAGTTCTTCTTCCTCCTTTACTGCATTAGATTTATTAAGACCCTTCATTGGATCTGCAGATTTAGCGCCTTTATTTACAATATCCTTAACCTGCTTAAGTCCAGAACCAGCATCCTTAAGTTTTGCTGAATCATCATCAGACTTATAATTTTCTGGTGTAGGTCCACCCAAGTCTTCCCAACTGCCAGTTTGACCATCAGGAATACCTGTAGTAATCTTCTGCATAGAATCTGCTGGTTTAGCAGAGGCATTGACAGCAGTTTTGGATTGCTTTGTGCCTACTTCCATTTCCTGTAAGTTTTTACCACGAGACATTTGAAACTCTCCGTTTAACCTTTGTTAATTAACTATATTTATTTATAATTTAAGAAATTACAACGAATTTAAGAAATCGTTGAATAGATTTAATTTATTTTCTTCTAACTGCTTAGAATCGACTAAATTATTGATTCTTTGTTGTATTCTGGAAACTTTTTGCTCAAGAATACCATTATTCCACACCCACTCAACTCCCTCCATAATTCCAGAAACAAATGCATCAGGTGCAGAAGGATCTGCAACAATATCAGCAGCAGTTGCAAGCATAAAATCCTCACCAACTTCCTTATAACCTTTATTGTTCTCTCTTAGTGATCCAATACCACGAGAGGAGACTCCAAGACAAACGCCATCACCAAGAAGTGATTCAGCAATTTTTCCCATAGGGGTTGATAAAATTTGCGCTTTTCCGATCCAAGTGTTGCCTTTTTGTTCAAGGCAAACAATCTTATGAGAAACACGATCCAAATTTACCGTAGGACCTTCTGGGTGTCCTAATTCACCAAGAGCACGTCCTTTTTGAATGTAATTTTCATTATAACGCTTTACTTCTCTTTCCATAATAGAAAAAGGATACATTCTCCCATTTCTATTTACGCATTCTGATTGTAGAAAAGGACCTGTTATATAAAGTCTTTTGTTACTACCGGTCCCTTCTGTAAGAACTTCAACCTTTTCTATCTCTTCGGTGATTAGTTTCATTTTTTTAATTGGTAAATCCTACTTGGTTTGCTTGAATAGCAACAGACGTAAAAATTACATCAGTTGAAAGTTTTTCCAAAAATTCAACTCCATTTGCCGGAATAGCAAAGGATACGGTAGTTGCTGCTCCAACAGAAGATGAAATACTTACAGTTGAAATACCTGCAGTATTATTAAACAAACGAACACAAGTTGCAGCACCAATACTTGTCGCTGCCCCAGCACTTGTTTGAGTTGAAACTACATTTCCAATTATTTTAGTTCGTTGCATTATTTTACAATGTTTTATATTATGTATTTATTGTTTAATTAAGTTAGATTATATTATAATTCTAACAAAATTTATTCTTCTTCACTACCACCAAATAATGACGCAGCAGCCAATGGTCTCAAAGCATCAACTTTTTCCGCAGACTTCGCAAATAATACATCTTTAATCTTGTCACTGATTTGTGCTGGTGATTCATCAGTCATAATCATATCCATAAGTTCATCCATAGTTTTAAAAAATAATTAACTATACTTTATTTAGATTCCTTTTTCTGTTGGAGGTTCCATATCCTTTTCATCTACTCCAGGATCTATAGGAACTTGTCCAGATGATCCATTACTAGAATCACCTGCGACCATAGGCATTCCTGTATTTGGATCAATTGGAGCATTAGGGTCTGAAATTTTTCCAGACTTAATTTCTTTTTCAATTAAAATATCTTGCTCAATAATTTCTTCATCAGTTTGACGAAGAATTTTCCTTCTTACATAATCTTGTGAATAATATTTACCAATATAAGGTTCTGCTGTTGCGGCCATATTTAATCTTTCAGTCATTAATTCAGCATCCTTCAATTCGGAGAAATGGTTATCATATAAGAAATCGTATTGAATATGCTCTCTCATAATTTTCCAGTCATCTGGAGTAATTATATTTTTGAGAATTAATTGAGTTTTGAGCATATCGCTAAACATATTAGAAAATCTCTTTCTGAGTCTCCCAACAAATTTTGTAAATTTCAATTCATCTCTTAAAATTTCAGATGAACGTCCAAGATTAAACCCACCTTCTCCACCTATTCTTGTTGGTGGAACATTTAATGAGCGATAGAGTTTTTCTTGAAAATATTTAATATCAGTGATTTCACCAAGATTTTGTCCACCTGGAAGTGTAGTAATTTCAGTACCACGCCCACCTTCTCTACGGGGTAACCAAAAATCTTCCATCATACTCATAAATTTCTTATCATCACGTATTTCGCCGGTATTTGCATCATATACAAGTTTATTACGATATCTCATCATAACATCGCGGAGATATTGTTCTGCTTTTACTTTAGGTAAATTACCAACATCAATGTAAAAGATTCTACGTTCTGGTGCTCTTGATATACGATAAATTACCAAAGAATCTTCAATCATTCTAAGTTGATTGAGAGATTTTATTGCTTTATGTAGGTAAGACAGACAAGTTCCTTTATTTCTATCTACCAACCCAGAAGTACAATACGAAATTGAATCTCTTGCAATCTTCACTCCTGCATTTTGTGTTGGCGAAGAAGTTGGTTGTCCTCCCATTGCGCCAACGGGATAAGAAGATTTTGGATTGTATATGAAATATTCTTCAATCTCAGGAAAATCATAATCCATAGGATTATCAACATTACTTTTAGTGTAATTTGAATTATCGTTTGGTTTCTTTTTTTGTTGTCGTACATAACGCATTTTCATTGCGTCAATATACCGAAGTTCCTGTATTCCTTCTTGAGGTTTTTTTAAATCTATAACCTTATGATAATAAAGTCTTCCATCAATGTACCAATTCCTATAAATTTCGTGAGATTTTTTATCAAAATCTAAAAGTTCAAGAAGATATTTGAATTCTTCTCTTATTTTTTCCTTTATTCCATCACTTGCATTTAAATTAGATAATTCAATTTTTATTGGAGAATCATTAGTGTCTGATACGATTGCTTCATTTACAATATCTTCAATAGCACTATCAACTTCTGGATGAAGTGCCATCTCACGATATCTTTTTATCATTTCAAATTCATTTCTGTAGACACCTTCTATGTCTACATAAGAACCAAAAAACCCACTAGTCAAATAATGATCAACCCCGTCCTCATTGTTAGGAGCGACGGGGGATACTACTGTGGGTGATTGAGTTTGAGTATCCTCAATTGAAAATCCAAATAATTTTGCCATAATTAAAGTTTATCTTGATACTCCTTATTTATAGTACTAATTAAAATCAATTCTTATTTATAGATACTCCATTAGTTGATTTTGGATACCAAAACTGCACTTGGAATTCTACTGTAAATTCTTCAATAGTATCTGAAGTATCATAAGATAAATCAATTTGAGAAATATTAGTTGGAAAAATATCAACAAATTCATATTGAGCGAGAACTTCAGCGTTTCCGCCAGTTCCAGTCCCACTTTCCCTTCTAACTTTGGATCTTCCGAGTTGAGAAACTGTAGCATTAGTCATATAAGAATCCGGGGTGGTTAATCCACTATGATCGGAATACTGTGCAATATTTTGCATCCAAGATTCAAATGCTCTTCTATGTGAGAAGTTTTCATCATTAATAACAGTAATTGTCCAAGAATCAAATGTTCTATCGCCAGCAACTTTTAGAATACGACCTCTAAAAGGAACATCAATTGGAGCAATAACAGATGCTGGTAGCGCAGCTGCTTTACATAAAAATGTGAAGTTTTCTGCATCAAATTTACCATTACCAGCACCTTGAATACCTAAATTTACTCCACCAGGAAAACTGGGAATAGTAACTTCAAAAAGATTAGGACGAGCACCGCCACCAATTAATTTAGATTTAAACTGAGAGAGACCCTTGATAGTAGCCATTTTTAATTCCTCCTGTTGTAATTAATTTATATGATCAAACAGTTCCAGCAACTTCTTCAAAAGAAATGCCAGTTCTAGTTGCAACAAAAGTCAATGTTACATAGTTAATTGATTTCGCTGGTTTTAAGAAAATATCAGCTCTAAATTCATTATTATCAATCACATCTGGAGTGTTATTAGATTCGTCGCATTTTACAAGGAATCCATAAAGACCTCTCTTTGCCTGAACATCACGAAGGTAAGGTTCAACAATGTTTACGAAGTTTGCTCTTGTAATTTCGTCATTTAATTCAAAGAGTTGTGCCTGAGCAGTTCTTTCAAGTGCTTGCTCAACTGTAAGGAAGAGACGTCGAACATTAATTCTATCAAATGCTGATGCATAACCAAGTGCAGTTTTGTCTCCAAAAAGAAGAATACCTACACCTGGTTGATTAATAATTGAATTAACTCTCAGTGGATAAAGTTGATCTCTTTGTGCTTTATTTGGATTGTATGCAAGTTTGATTGCGCTATTTAAAATTCCTCTTTGCTGTCCAGCAGGAGAGAACCAAGGAAAAGCAAAAATACTTGTGCGAACCATTAATCCTGCAATATCGGCGTTACAAGGAATATAACGGAACTTATTATTAAATCTATCATAGGTATACTTATATCCACTATCAAATACTGCATAAGAAGACGATGAAAGTGGAGAGAAAAATTCAAGAATATTATCAGTTTGAGTATCTGCATTAGTTATATCAACTACATCTAATCTATGAGGAGAAATAACTGCAACACAATCTTTTCTACCATTAGCAATAGAAATTAAATGATTTGCTTTTGCTTGAGACTCAAATTTATTACTTAATCCTGGTCCCATAATTAAGTAATCAACAGCAATTTCATCTCTATTTGAGAATAAATTGTATGCAGTAAAGATATCACCAAGAGTTGCTTGCATTCCACCAATAGTAGAATAATCAACTCCTCCAGAAAGATTGTAACTTACATTTCCAAGAGCACTAAATGTTTTACCTTGAGCATCTAAGTTCCAAAGACCTTCGGTTGCAGTATAAGGAGTAAACCCAGAACTAAATCCAACTTGAACTACATCTTCATTTACATTTAGATCATCTGAAGGATTGTCTCCTACATAAACATAATTTGAATATTGGGCAAGATAATTTTTCCACCAAATTTTTTGAGGAGAATTTACTGCAGAAATTGCATCAAATGCTTTAGAAATTCCAATATGCTTCTCAAGAAGATTTCCTTGAATACCAGTTACAGATCCAGTATCATCTACAATTACAACGTGAATCTCATCACTCTTAGCATTTCTTTCTTCAGAATACTGAGAAGTTCCTGGTTTTGGAGCAAGTGATCTCCAAAGAATAGATGTATTGGTAAGATCAAGAGTTTGTTGATTGTACCAATCAAGAATCGGATTAGATCCAGTATTGATTGTTGCTGATGTAGTAGCAATACCTGCGCTAGTGATTAAGTTAACCGTTAAGTTACCACCACCAGTTGCTGCTTTAAATGATCTTAATTGAGATTTTTGAGCGTAGTCTATAGGAGTCTCAACACCAGCAGTGGAAACTATAGAGTTGATTTTAACTTCAACAGTACCTGCACCAATTTCAGTAATTATACCTTTTAAATAACCATTAAATGCCGAGGTTGATCCAATTCCTGCAGAAGGAATATTCGATAGTGTTGTCGTAACGCCCATACCAACAGTTGCAACGCTAGTAAAAGCACTACCTACGGTAAGTATTTGGTCTGCCTTATCGTCAATTACGCAAACTTTAAGATTATTTGACCAAGAACCTGGAGTTTTTGCTGCAAAAATATAGTTAGCAACATCATCGACATAATTTGCTTCATAATCATCAAAATTTTTAATTTTTAATGTGGGTTCTCCAGCAGTAGAAATACCAGAAGAGTTTCTAATCGCATTAGCATTAACTAATTCATCGCCATCAGTTCTTATTACCTTTAGAACGCCGCCGTAAGAAAGGAATGAGGAAGCACTCATCCAATATTCATATTGACCATCAACATTTAATGGTTTACCAAAAACCTGAATTAATTCTTGTTCCGTAGTAATATCAATTGGTTCGTCCACTGGTCCAATTGCAAAAGGTCCTGCAATTGCTCCAATATTATCTAAAACATTATCAGCTCTCCCTACAGTTAGATCAACCTCGCGGATCAGAACGCCCGGAGATAATTGAGGAGTCGCCATTTAATTTTCTCCTAAGTCTCAGTTAACTAAAAATATTTATTAAAATATTATTTTTCAGATGGGAATTATTGCGTGAACACTTTACCAGTCGGGATATTCCCATTTTACTTCAATTATGTCACTCTTTCTTGAGATAATAACTCTTTTTTTGGTGCATTCTTTACACTCATAAGAAAAAGAAGATGCAACAGGACCTCTATCTTTTCTAGTTCTGTAAAATTCTCCAATTAAGTTTTTAATCTGATTACAATTTCTACATTTTCTTTCATATAAAAATAAGTGCTCAAAACTTAAATGATTGTCCAAATTCATTACCAAGAATTCCACATATAAGAAAATTCCGATTGCTTGTCGCCATATTCATCAGTGAACCATCTATCCCCATCTTTATCTACAAATGTATCCTCATTATTCACTCCATCAACAATAAATCCGAAAGGAGACATATCTTGTTCTACTTGATTTTTTTGTTCGTCGTATATTCGTTTTCTAATATCTTGATCAGTAAGTTCTTTGAAATAATCTTGAAGAATTAACCAAGAATACATTACCAAACAGTTATGAACTACCATTCCGTTGCAAATAAAATTGTGAGTATTTTCTACTGTAATATCATATAATTTACTTTCCGATCCTCTACCATCTAAAGGTTTAATTTGAGTTATTTTTTCCGCACCATATCCTAAACAATTTGAATCAATTTCAATATAATTTACATTTCTATATTTTTCTGGAAGTTTGTACTTCATAGATTCTAGAATATGTGGTGAAATTAGATCAAAAAATATATCTCTCGATTCTTTTCCTATAAAAATTCTAAAGTATTCTTTTTTAGATCTACAATCAATATTTTTTTGTATTTCCGAATTTATTTGAAATTTATTTCTTAACACATCTTTCAATAATAAATGATCTTCATATGAAAAAGAATCAGTACACAATAAAGCAGAATTAGACTTCAAATAACCATCATCCATATACCAATATGCAAGAGATATTTCATCTATAAAATTTATAATTTTTGAAACTGTTTTTTTACTATCAATATAAATTAACTCTCTCAATTTATGTGTCTGGGCATTAGTTGGAGCATCAACCCAATATGCCGTTTTACTTCTTCCTCTAGGAGGAGAAATTCTGAGATTTCCTTTAAAAATAGAATGTTTATGTATTGAATAATCTTTTTGCAATTCCGAATGAGCACAGACTAATTTTCCAGTTTTGGTAATAGATGAATCTCCCAATAAAGATCCAACTATTGCAGATATTTGCTCTTTATTATATAATGAATTTGATATATGAAATCTTTTACCTGGTTGTATTACATTATATTTTTCCAACATCATTTCCGCTTCAATATATGATATTTCAGGATCAAAAATATCTTCAATAAATGCAACTTTATGATCAGTAGTACAGGTCAAGGTATTCCAAGATTTTCCTCTAATTTGTATCCATTTTTTATTGACACTAGGTTTAGAAGAATGACCTATAACTTTAGACCAAACAAATTTTCCAGTTTCATCTAACGATAAAACTTTTCCAGTATACTTATTATCTACAATCCACTTCATTTGTTTTACACCATCTTCAGTACATACTCTACCAGTTCTGTGAATACACATTACAAGATCATCATTTCTTCCATCTTCTGCTTCAAATGAATTCCCCTTTTGAACAAATGTAGTTAATTCATTGATAATTTCAAAATCAGTAAAAGTTAATTTATTATCTTCTATAAGAGTTTTTAAATTCAAACAACCAACTTTTTTAGTTGTTTTTGACATTTTTACGCCAAGTTGAACTTTTTTCCCAGAAAACCCTTGACCCAATATTTGTCCTGCTCTACCTCTCATAGAACTCATAAGAAGATTTGAATACTCTAAGTCGTAATGAAGACCTGCAGCTACCTGATCTCCAACATCATTTACTTCACATAGAACATATGCTTTATTGTAAGAAAGTGCAACTTCTTTTATAATTTGAGGAAATAATATGGGTCTTATTTGATTATTTCTATACTTTCCTACAACTTTGTGTGGAAATTGTGATACATCAATTACTACAAAAGCCGAGTAATCTTTTTCTACTCCACGAGCAACATCCACCGTAACCACGTATGTGTGTTCTTCCTGAGGATCTTCATAAACATCTAAACCAGCACTTGAAGTCTTTGGAGTATCAAATACCAATCTATTTAATATTGGTCCAGATATAAGGGTATCTGATGAACCTAAGAATAAACATTCAAATTCTTGTCTCCATTGAGATTCGGATGTATTTGAAATAGTTAATCTTTTAAATTCTTCGTCTCTTCCTGGTACATCAGTCCAATGAACTTCAATCGGAATATAATCATTTCTACTCTTTTGTGCATCATCCCAGAGACGGTAGAAATGATTCATACCGTATGGAGTACTTACGACAATAACCTTAGAAGATTTGCCTGACGTAATTACAGGGTAAACTGAACTAAAGAAATTATCTGCGACTGTATTTGGTACAAACGCAAATTCGTCCAGAAAAATAATATTATAAGTTCCGCCACGAATAGAAGATGCTGAAGTAGATGCGGCCGTTATCCTGGACTTATTCTCAAGTTCTAAGGACCCCTTGTTCCACGACAAGACGCCTTGTTGTAACCACTTGGGCAAATTCTCATAACCCGTTTGAAGACGGGTTAGAAGGTCTCTGGCGGTGTTTGCTTTGTTTGCAAGAATTGCAATATTAGTATTATCATTAAAGATTGCATAATGAAGAAGATATGAAACTACAACTGTTGATTTTCCTGATTGGCGAGGAAGTTTACAAATAGTAAATCTATTCTTATGAAAGGTATCCACCATTTCTTCTTGAAATGGATACATATTAAAATCAGATAATCCATAATCAAGTGTAGTTATTTTTATGTATTTTTTAGCGAAGTATACTGGATCTTCAGCACACTTAATCCACTCAAGTACTTGATCTTCGGTAAATTCAATCTTGGTATTCGCTTTCTTGAGCAAAGGATTGCCCAAATAGTGCTCTTCAGACATAATAAAATACCAATTTAGTTACATCTCCATCTACGAAGTGCTTTATTTATTCTAGAATTTGGATCTCTTGCAGTTTTTTCTGATGTAAGTTTTGATTTCATTCCGGACATACGGTTACAAAAAGAAGAACGGCGTTTCGCTCTTTTTCCTTCTGGATTCTTTTCCGTTACTGCAGTTTTAAGTTTAGAACCTGGATTTTCTTTTTTATAAGCATTGACTGCTTTTTGACTTAATCCGTCAGTCTTATCTTTGCGATTGACTTTTTGCCAATCTTCATTTACTTTTTTGCCTCTGATATTTCAACCTCTTCACCCATAGGTTTTACATAATTTTTATTAGAACCTAATTTTCCAGCATCACCACCTTTGTATGCATAAACAATAGGTTCTCCTTGTTTAAAATCCGCAACTCTATAAGTAACTACTCTCGAACCTGGATATATTTTTTGAATCTCGTCAGAAATATCAAGTCTTGATGGAAGTTTTGATTGTGGGAAAAATAATTGTAAAGTATAATACTTCCCTCTCCAAGATAAGGTAACAAAAATATTATTTCCAGTTTGCGCTTGAAGTCTTACTGCCTCATCTATATTCTCTTCTTTGACTGGAACACAATTAGGTACTTCTTTTCCGCCTTTCTTTTTTGTTCCAACTTGCTTATATCCTTTCCAGCAAGGATTTTCTTCTTCAATACTTCCAGATTTAATTATGTCAATAAATTCAGCATATACATTTCCGTTTGCATCTCTTACAGTATTACTTTCTTTTTGAGTCTCCATTTTTTTCAATTTTGTGTAATAATCTGGTTTCTCATCCAAATGTTGAAGTGCAGTAATTCTTGCGGAACTTTTGCTTGTAGTATGCTCAAATTCAACTTTAGTTCCAATTTCTAATTGCTTTTTAATTTCTTCTACTGATACTCGGTGCTTCTTAGCGAGTTCTTCTGGAGATTTGTAAGATTTTACAGGTCCTTTAGGGTCTTTTTCTTCGCTCATTGGGCATTGGTCTGTTCCGTGAACTGGGCAAGACTTTCCCTTTTTAGTGTGAGTGCAAGAACCCTCAGCAACTGGTTTGTCAATACCCACTTCAGTTGGTGTTATTTTTTGCCCAGAAACTTTCATTCCTTCTGGAAGTGGTTTACATACTTCATCAGTATTGCACCAGTACATTCCTTTTCCACACTTTTCTTCACCAAGAATTTTTTCTACCAAAGAAATCTCTTCCTTTTTTATACTTGGTAAAGAAATTGATAATTTTTGAGCATTGGATTTTTCTCCACCAACACCTCGTGTAGTTAAAGAATCAATTTTTTTTGATCTTTTTGCTCTCCTCACATCACTAGAAGTATGTGTAATTGTAGGACTTATTCCTTCGTCAACTCTCTCATCACTTTCAAGATACTCTGATGCAGTATCAATATAATCAGCAGCCTTGGTAATTTTTGATTGAACCCAAGCAGGAAGTTGTTGATTTCCAGACTTTATACTTTTGCGAAGATTTTTAATTGCTTTTTCAATAGTATCTAATTCATTTCTTGCCATATACCCTTCATCATCCTTTTTCTCACCGGAGGCAATTTCTTTATGATCTTCTTGAAGTTTTTTCATTTTTTCTTTGATCCAATCGTCGGGAGTTTTTTTGTTTTTTTGTTTAAAAGCATTATGAAGTTTTTTAGCAGTAATATCATAAGATTTCATAATTTTTTTCATAAGAGAATCTATAGAATCATATGAAATATTAGACAACTTTAATAATTTGTTTTCTAATTCAATTACTGCTTGTGATAGCATTTTATTTCTATTTATCTTCCGTATTATTTAATCTACCCTTTAATATTTTTGATAATTCCGTAGTAGATCCAACAAAGATCGCATTAGTCACACTTGTAGGTCCACTAGAGTGTTTAACCTCTTCAATATCCTTTAGTTTTTTTTGCAGTTCAATTAATTTTTCAGTAGAATCTGAAACATTTTTGATTAGTTGCCCAACAACTTCATATGCTCTTGGAGACTCAGTTTCTTGTGCCAACTCTAAAATACCGTTTAGTGCTTCTTGCCCTTTTTCAATAATGGAGTACATATTACCACGAGCGTATTCATAGTCTTTTTTTATATCACTTAAAATACTTTTAGTGTCAATCGTATTTTCTAAAGGAACATTTTTAAATGGTTTAGGTTCAAGTTCTTGAGAAACAATCTCTCCAGTAACATTGAAGACTTCATCCAATTTATCAAATTTTTTAGGCATAATTCACTCAACTAAATTCCCCAGTAAATCCAAAGTCATCACCAAATTCAATTAGATCATTATCTGCTTCTGTAATTAATTTAACTTCCGCACCAGATACATGAATTGATATTGGAGTTCCATATGACCCTCTAATTACAGTAAGAGAGTTTCCATTTTTACTTTGAACTTGTAGAGTTTCACTATTTATTGTAAAGTATGAATTTATTGATATATCCGAGGCATCATCTACTTCAATAACATTTGAATCTAGTTCTAAATTGTTAGTAATGTAAGTTGTAATATCTCCAGTGTAATTTTTTGTTGCTACAGGATTAGAAGTATAAGTAAGATCTCTAGATGTGGAACGTGTATCTCCAGAAACAAATCCAAGAGAAACTTTTTTGATAATATCTTTGTCTACTCCAGTGGATACTGGTCCAAAAAGATAAACTTTTGCTGTAAACTTTAAGGTATAAATTAATGCTCTTCTAGTGGTATATTCACCTTCATAATCATCTTGCATGGAAACATTATTTAAGATGATAGGAATATCTCTTTTTTCTCCAATAGAATCTATCAAATTTACCGTTAAAGTGTATGCTGGTTGAAAGTAAGGTAATATTTGCTCAACTATTTGCAACATATCATCATTTAACTTAGTCATAATGCTCAGTTCAAAATCCATATTATATGGAACTGGCATATATGTTTTTTTTATATCAGTAGGATCTGTTTTTGTTTTTGATAAAAATGTTTGAGTCGTAGTTAATTTTCTTGTTGGGTCATATGATAAACCAGTAAATTCAAATGACATTCTTGGCAATGTAATTTGAATTGGTGAATTTAAATTTGGTTGTTGTTCAACTCTTGCTAAGAATTTTTGAATTGGTCCATATGCAAGTGGAACATTAATAACAGATACAACTTGTCCCGCAGAATTGATATGTTTAATAGAAATACTGTTAAACAACGATCCAAAACCTATAACAGTTTTGCGAAATATCTCGTGATAAAAATAATCAAACATTTTTTTAACCTAATTATAAACTATTTAACAAGTCAAGGAGTTCCGAATGGATTAATCTCACTAAAATCTAAGATGTCATCTGCTTCATCTTGAATTATGTCATTCTGACCAAATCTATTATTTGGATTAGTTGCCGGATTATCTACTGTACTTGTACTTTTTCTTTGTAAACTATAAGAAGCACTGGAAGTTTGTCCAACTAAAATTTCTCCGGATAAAAATGTTCCCGAAAGATTAGAAACTTCTAAAGTTTTTGTTAATACACTCCAAGATTTAACTCTTGCAGTAACTCCACTAATATTACCAGAAACAATTTCATTATATTGATATGTTCCAAATCCTACTACTATATTTGGAGGTGCTATCTGTATTTGAGGTACTTGTGTATAACCAAGTCCAGCATTTGTTATCCTAATTTGAGTCACTGATCCCGACTCACTTATTACTGTAGATGCTTGGGCGGAAGTTGAAGCAATACCTACAAATGTGACAGAAGGAGAATATAAGTATCCTGAACCACCGCTGGTTACTGTAATTATACCAACAATACCATCTCCAATTGTTGCTGTTGCTATTGCACCTTTTCCGCCTCCAGAAATAAAATTAACTTTTGGTGCTACAGTATATCCATATCCGGGATTTGTTAATTCAACTCCCTGAACTCGCAATAAAGTTTCATTTGGTTCGCATAAATCAACAATTCCGCCAATCATTGTTGCAATTCCTATAGCAGTTCCTCCACCAAATGGAGCAGAAGAAAAAGCAACTACTGGAGGACTACTATATCCAGATCCTCTATCAGTAATAGTTACAAATCTAACACCACCATTCACAATAGATGTAATTGCTGATGCAGTAGATCCAATTCCAATCAATTGTAATTTTTGAGTAGATGCAAACTGCTCACGGTCAGTCATATCATCTCCAGTTCCATCACCATCAGTTCCTCCGCCATCAGGATTATCAATAAAATCTATACCAGTATTAATTACTTCATCTTCATATCTAAATAGTTCACATCTTAATTCATAAACATAATTTTTTTTCAGTTGATAAAAAGGTTTTTCGTGTTCAACGTATTTAATTTCAAATATACGATTACCCAATGGAAAATAAATTAAGTCACCTTCTTTTGGTCTAGAAGATAATTTTACATCTGGCAAATCTTTAATCAATTCACGAATATAAGTATCATATCTTTCTCTTGATATAATTAAGTTTAAATCATCTAATTCTTGAATTCCAAATTTTGATAATATAGTTCCTTGCCCACCATATCCATCATAAGAATCAATATATGCTTCTATTGGATATGCATAATTAAATTCGGATTGAATCACTTCTTTTATAACAGTTTTTTCTGTTATATATTGACGAGGTAAATAATATACATCAATTCCGTAAATTTTCAGTTGCTCATTAATAAGATCTTGAACAAGACCTTGTTCTGTTTTTGATCCTTGGAGAAAAAATGGATTTAACATATATTTTAACCAATCATATCATAAGGTGGAAGTTCATATGTTGAAGACATTTTTTCAATTATTACCTCTATCTCTCTTTGAGCGTCGTCATAAAGTTGCCTTCCATTTAATTCAATTCCACCTGGAAGTTTAACTCCTTGGAATTTAATTAAATTTTGCCCCCATTGTTTTTTAATTAATGCAGTTAAATATGGTTTAATAAATGAATCATTCCAAACTTTAGAATAATCATTTGGATTCATCATTCGGTAACAATCTATAACTAAATATTGACCAACAGTTAAAGAACTCCAATCAATATCCATATACAATCTATCTTGCCTCTTATTGAATCTAATTTGCTTTTGTGTGGTTAAAAGAAAATTAATATCTTCCAAATAAGTCTTAACCATACTATACGTTAATAATTCAGTAGACCCCCAATAGTAAATATCATTTAAAAATAATTGATATTTAATACTAAACATACCACTTGCAATAGAGTTAGATCCCTCAAATTGAAATACTTTGTTTATTCCTACAACATGAGATGGAACTTGCAAATAATTACTACTTTCATAATAATTAAATGTTGTTGCTGTTCCAACTATATTTGTAGTTATTGATGTTGAAGCGACTCCTACTCCAGATATTCCTTTTGCTCTTCCTCTATCAATATCTTGTTGAGTAATTTCATATTTTAAATATGTTTGATAAACTCCATCAAAATGCCTTTCATTAAACAATTGAATAGCATCATCAACAAGATCTTCTATCTGCTCTTCCGCTACATTAATTTCAAGTACAGGAGCACCAAGTTTTCTCAAACAATAGTCAATTAATTCTTGTCTTGTTGATGGTTGTGCCATTAGAGTTTAGATACAACTTCTTGCTGTTTTAAATATAATTTAGTGTATAATTTTGCAAAATTTTTAATAATTTCAATATCATCTATACTATCTATATCTCTTGCTATTTTTTCATATTCAAACAGTTTTGAAATACTTTCAAGAATAATGTCATTTGGATTCATTAATCAATCTCTTAAGTAAAAATTTAATTTCATCCAAATCTCCTTTCATATTGGTGATATCAGATTCGAGATTATTTACCTTTTGATTTTCCTTTAATTTAGAATCTCTTCTGGAAAGATATTCATTGTATTCTGACATATTGGTATTAATAATCGAATTTGTTTTAGGATCTCGAATCAGGTGATTGTGACCTTTTACTTTAATAAAATCCATATCAAGCGAGTGTAATTACTCTTAGATTTTGCACTCTAGGTACATAAACTTGATTGGTTGATGTCATAACAAGCTTAATTCTATAAGATCTAAATGATGACAATTGATCTGAAGTAAACACATACTCTCTATATTCAAGTTCTGGGGAAGTAAATCCAATAGAGTTTGATGGCGATATAAATTTATCAGACAAACCAGTATTATCCTCAAGGTTTATAATCTCACCTCTTGTATTGAGATTCGTATATCCTGGAAATGGGGTAAAGATGGGATCAAAGTTTGAATTTTCACTAATCGAATAGAATGCACGAATGTCTGAATATAGATTTATGTGTGCATCAAGGATGATCTTAATTGAAGAAGCAGGATTTTCTAAAGTGATCTCTTTTGAGATATACTGGAATGCTGACGGGTCTTCATTAATTGTACCAACTCTTGCATCGGTTGCATAATTTTCAATCACACTATTGACTCTATTTGAAGTTAATATCGTGCTTATTCTTTGAGTATCAAGAACAGGAGAAACTCTTGAATCAACAGTA